TTGGTACAGCGAGTCTATAACCTACAAGGCTGGCTTTGTAGCAAGAGACCTTGACCACGCTAAGGAGCTACTAGAGAAGGTATTTACAAGCGGTGAGATTTATCTTGAAGACCTTCCTGAGTTCTGGAGCAAGGACAAGGGTTCAGACTTTGACTATTCGCCTGAGAACCTGAGGGAGTACTAATGGAGTGTCCGAACCATGGCGGGGCATTCGATTGCACACCGTTCTGTAGCGTATGCTACGGCGACCAGGAAACAAAAGCGTTTCACAAATAAATAGGACAACCTAAGAAGCATTTTCTAGAGCGTGTGCTGTCTTAGGGGTGACCAAGCAACCTGAGGCTGGCGTTGTGAGTGAGGACTTGTTAGCGCAAGCGCAAGGGGAAGCACGATAAACTCTCACACTTGACAAACAGATAAAACTATGCTAATGTAATCATGTTGCTGATGGAAGGAGATAACAATGGCTAAATACTATGTAGAGATGCGGATTGACTTCAATGGAGAGATTGAAGCGGACAGCAAGTCACAAGCAGAAGAGCTTGCTTGGACTTCTTGGGGTGACACCCTAAATGACCCAATTCAATACGATAATGTCTACGACATTACGGTTGAGGAGATTGAGGATGAGGAAGAGGAAGAGGAGGAAGAGGATGCTGAGTAGAGAAGAAGAGAAGCGGGTAGCAAGCTACCTGAAGGACTACGCGGTATACCTACACGCCAAGGCCGACAAGGAGTACAGCGCGGTTGTACAGCTAATGATAAAGGGTGCAGTAGCAGACCTGAATACCCTAGTCCGGAAGCTACAGGAGCCAACAGAGTGAGTGACCCAACAGGATTCACAGAGCTATACATGCACTACTATCGGATGTTCGCGGACATTGAGACCGCACAGATTGAGGCCTATGAGGACGAACATGGGGAAGGGAGTTGGGCAGACTATGACCCCACTGAATTCTGATTACGAAATTGACTTGCTAATTGAGAAGATTAGTGCTATGCTAGATTACAACAGGTTTACGGAGGAGGAGTAACATGGCACAGACAGTAGTGTATGACATTCACCTATTCACAGAGGATGACGAGGATGTACTACAGGTAATCCCGTACCAGCTACAGGTGACCCACGACAGCTACTTCACGCAAGACTACAGCGTGGATACAGGTGACCTGATTCTAAGGCTACCGATGCACGACAAGCGATACCACAAGGCCATAGGATATATCCTAGATGTAGAGAACTGGCATGAGGTTCGTGAGTATTGGGATGTAGACTTCTGGGACACCACCGACTACCTACGCCAAGGCGACACACCACCCGTTATCAAGAGATGGCTAGACAGTCTACCAGCATATGAGATTACACTAGGAGGAAACTAATGGGACTATCAACTTACCTAAGAGCAACCAACTATCTATTTGAGGCACTAGATGGCAGTAAATACGATGAGATTTCCAGGGCGCTAGAGGATGTTATCCCACTAGACATTGGGGTACGACACAACGCGACCCGCAACATTGAGATTAGCATCCCGATTGCAACATGGCACAAGGGCGGTGCGATTGACAGGTTCCTATGGGAGCTTGCAGGAGAGCCGGAGTCAGATGAGTACGAACTAATGGTAGACCGAAGCGATATATCTGATGCGATTATGAAGGCCAGAGATATCGCGAACAACCCTAATAGCTATGAGGGATTCAATGACAGGGAGAACGAGGACTGGGTTCAGCTTCAGTTCGTAAGGCTAGAGAGAGCCTTGACAGATTACCTACTTGATGATAGGCTACGCGGATGGACACTAAAAGTTTGGAGGAGCTACTAATGACAGTCAAACCAGTAATTACTATACGCGATGAAGAATGGTATGAGACCTACGACCCTGAAGAGCGGATGTATGAGACCTACGGCGAGGACTTGAACTATATCAACTCTATGCCAGAGCAGTTCGTGTGGACTCTAGTTGATGGCGATGAGGATTCAGTAGTGGTGAACGGCAAGGCATTCGTGAACCGCATTGCTTACTACATTAGCAAGAAGCCACACAACACCAATGACATTATTGTCGTGGAGTTTGACGCATCGTGAGAGACACTTGGATGGGTTCAGGAGTCTTCTCAACCGATGAAGACCGCACGATAGAGTGCCCCGCTTGCCTATTCGAGTGGACAGAGAGTGTCTATTTCAATGACAACAAGGTGGCAGACGAATGGTATATCTGCCCTGATTGTGAAGAGGGAGTACATTACTTTGAGGACAGGAAGGAACCAGAATGGCAAGAGTAGCTAAGCCGGACACAGGCAGACTAACTGCTGTCGAACAGGCCAGGAGCAAGCACAAGGTGGCAGTAGAGGAAGCCCGCAAGAAGGTTGCAGACTTTATCGCCAATGAGACAGCGCCTTATTATGACGAACTGATTGAGGCCATTAGGTTGGCACTGATTGAGGGACATTCCGCCCGACAGATAGGCCAAGTCTATGGCAGTTCAGACCCCGCGACTATCAAGAAGTTGATTCAGGATGCCGGAGTGGATGATGACAGCGTGGCACCTAAATCTGCCCTACGGGTTGCCAAGTACGGTGACCAGCTATCGGTTAGGATTGTAGCATTCGGTGCTGACCAGCAGACAGGTGAAGCGACATTCACGATTGACGATGACGGAGAGAACATAACAGCAGTAGACGGCGACCTGTGGGTTCAGTCTGTGCTGTACAGGGAAGGCGTAGTCAGGGAGGTGCTGGATGCAGGAAGATAGATACCTTGAGGTATTCGAAGAGGCAACTAACCTTAGCGAGTACTACACCGAGCAGGTAGGTAGAGAGATTGAGTTCGGATTCGACAACGAGTATGAGCTATGGGTCAGTGCACCACGCACTAACGGAAGAGAATACTTTGAGTTGTTCTCAACAGCAGAAGAGAGAGTCAAGCAGTTGTACCCTGACATCTTCCTAGACGACGATTACTCCGACCCGCTTGCCGACATCTAAGCGCAAGCAAGAAGACCAACTACCACCCAAGCAATACGGAATGTTTGGGTGGTGCCTTATGGCAGACCACAATAATTGCCAGACCACAGCAGTCACCGTAGACTGTAGCTGTGAGTGTCACAGAGAGGAGAGCAATGAGAGCCAAGCTGCCCAAGCTAACGCCTGATTCAAAGCAGGAAGTTGCCATTCAGAAGATGATTGCAGAACCCACCAACGCCGCACTAAACGCGAGCTTGATGGGTACCGGCAAGACCCTAATGGCAACCGAGGTGGCTATTCGCCTAAGTGCGAAGACAGTGCTAATCATTGCACCCCTGAACACTTACTGGGGCTGGCACGACACCATCCAGAGGCAGACCGACTACACAGCAGACGGGTTGCACAAGATAGACAGTAGCACCAAAGGGCGTGAGTCTTTTAGAAAGCTAAGCGAGTCTGCTTCTGGATGGTACTTTATTGGGCGCGAGTACTTCCGAACCAAAGAGTGGCATAAGATTACACCGGACATCGTGTTGGTAGATGAGTGCCACTTCATGCAGAACCGAGCAAGCAAATCATTCAAGGTTGCCAAGACCCTGAAGGCTGGGTTCAAGATATCCATGAGCGGTACGCCATTCGGTAATAGGTTTGAAGGATTCTGGGCAGTCACCAGATTCCTATGGCCCGACGATAAGGTTGTGCCTAAGTCATTCTGGAAATGGGTAGAGCAGTGGGCGCTGACCAAGTACAACCCATTCAGTAACGTGGAGATTGTAGGAGAGAAGCAACCAGGAGCATTCGCCAACACACTGCCCTGCTATGTGAGGCTAGAGCCTGACTACAACATTGACATGGTGCAAGAGGTTAGGTATGTAGACCTAGTGCCAGCTCAACGTAAGCTATACCAGAAGTTTCAGAAGGACTTGGTAGTCTGGCTAAAGGACAACCCGCTAATTGCGGAGGTGCCTATCGCTGCTAGGATTAGGCTTAGGCAGATGACCCTAGCTGTGCCAAGCATTAGGGACGATGATTCAGTATACTTTGCCGATGACGCAGTGTCCACCAAGTACCAAGCACTGCTGGAGATTGTTGAAGACAACCCGAATGAGAAGATGCTGGTCTTGACAGACAGCCAGAAGTACGCTAAGATAGTGACCGACCGGCTCAATGCTAAGTATGGTGATGGTGTGGCATTCGAGTGGAGTGGCACTGCCAGTCAGAAGCAACGCGAGGAAGCTAAGCAAGCGTTCATAAACGCTGATGTTAGATTCATTGTGGCTGTGATTCCGGCGATTGCTGAGGGCGTGGATGGATTGCAGGATGCTTGTCGTACAGTGGTGTGGCTAAGTCACAGCGACAGCAACATCCTAAACCAGCAGGTGCTTGACCGAGTGCGCAGACGCGGACAGAAGAGAGTGGTGCAGGTGTACGACATCGTAGCACGTGACACTTATGACGAGGGACAATTAGATACGCTACTCCAGCGAGAGCTGGACTTGCGGGCAAGCTTGAAGGAGGATTAGTTGTACGATTTTTGGGAAGTGTTCAGTGGGTTTATTATTATTCTTCCGCTTATTGTTGTTGCTCTAATTTTTGTGTGGATGAAAATCTACATATTATATGTTGGAATCAGAATGTTATTCTCACCAGCACCACAGCCAACCAACAGGAAAGTTTCAGTTACCGTCCACGAATACGACATAGATGAGGATTACTAAATGGTAGAGTACGTATGGGAAGAAGCAGACAAGACCAACCCTTGGGGGCGCAAGCGGGCTAAGGGTACTCACTGTTCTAAGGGACATGAATTCACAGTAGAGAATACTTTCATTCGTCCCTATGATAAGACCAGGGTCTGTCGAGAATGCCGAAGGCAGTACGCAAGGAAGAAGTATCAAGAGAACAAGAGGGCCGGTAAGGTAAAGCAGAAGTCCATCGTGATTGAGAACTTCCAGATACCAGACGAGCTTCTGTTGGTGGGCTTACAGAAAAATCTGTATGCTGATTTACAGAAAAACCTGACAGACCTAGCCACTCCATGCAAGGTCAACCCCGAACCATTCGACACGCCAGAGGTTGTGTCGCTTGACAAGGCAGAGGAACTGTGTTACAATTGCCCACTGTTGAAGCAATGCTTCGACTTTGCGGTAGAGAGCAAACAAACTTACGGCATATGGGGTGGCGTAAACTTTACGGAGGAGGTGTACAAGCGTGGGCATGACTGGTTTGAAGACGAAGGAACTGTTGATTGGCTTATTGCAGAGTGAGACCGAGCGTGATAAACAACGCAAGGTAGGGGCTTCGCAGATATCTAATCCATGCACTAAGCACTTGGCCATGGCCTTGGCTGGTGTACCACAGGAGCCAAGCAAGTACTGGCTAGGTGGTAAGATTGGCACAGCTGTGCACCTGTTGATTGAGGACTTAATTGACAAGGCAGACCTAGCTCAGTTCCCTGAGCTTGAGGACTGCATGGTTGAGCAGAAGATTATTCTTGGTGAGCTCCAGGATTATGGAACTGTTTCCAGTAAACCGGACTTGGCTTTGGTTAAGGACAAGCACCTGATTGACTGGAAGACAACCAAGCGAGATGAGGCTAAGCGGATTCAGAAGTGGCTTGACACTGGTGTGATAAACGCAAAGACAGAGTACACCATGAAGAAGTACATGGCGCAGGGCCAGCTGTATGCATGGGGCCTGAGCAACATGGGCGTTGAGATTGAAACGATTGCACTTGCATTCATCAGTCGCGACGGAACTAACGAAGCAGACATTGTTGTGGTAGACTTTGAATATCATGAGGAGTCGGCACTGCAACTATGGACAAGGCTTGAAACACTTTGGGATGAGCTGCGCTCAGGAGTACACCCAGAGTCCTACGCAGGGGATGCAAACTGTTTCAACTGCGCAATAAACGGTCTGGTATAATCTATAACCTAGCTACAAGGAGGAAATAAAACATGGGCGAAACACTAAGTGCAACACCAGCAGTACCAAGTGCAACACCAGCAACACCAGCAACACCTAAGGCAACCGAGTTTCCGGAACTGTCTTTCTCTAAATTCATTCACAAGGCAGAGGCTCTAAACGCACCCAAGACTATCCTAATCTACGGCGACGCAGGTAAGGGCAAGACTTGGCTGGCCGCATCGGCCTCAGAAATACCTGAGCTCAAGCCTGTGCTGCTGATTGATGTTGAGGGTGGCGCATCCGCAATTGCACGTGACTGGAAGGACGTTGACGTAATCAGCGCCGATAGCCACGACAAGCTTGACAAGGTACTAAACGACCTGCTAACCGTCAAGCACAAGTACAAGACTGTCATCATCGACACCCTTGGTGTTGCGATGGACAGGGCAGAAAAGTCCTTTGGCGAGAAGCCAGAGAACAAGGGCAACAAGTTCGGCAAGTGGGGCGACCTGAAGATTTGGGCTAATGATGCAGTCCGAGCCTTGCATGCCGCACCATTCACTGCCATCATCCTGACACACGCTGAAGAGCAAAAGGATGAGAGCACTGGCGCAGTTAAGATTGTGCCTAACATCCCAGGTGGGTCTAAGAAGGACCTTCCAGGAATCCCGGATATCATTGGTTACCTAACCGCCCAGAAGAAGGAGGACGGTACAGCAGAACGAGTGCTGGTCGTCGAGTCTTCTGACCGCTTGGTTACCAAGAACCGATTCAACTTGCCACCGACTATTACGGAGCCAAGCTTGAAGAAAATCTATTCACTAATTAAAGGAGGTAAGTAATGGGTTACACTATTTCATTTAGCGAGGATAGCCTCGCGTCCAAGGGTACTGGTTCACTAGAAGCAATTCCCGCTGGTTCGTACAACGCAACTGTCTTTGACGTAAAGGAAGAGACAGTACGCTCAGGCCCAAACGAGGGCAAGCCACGTTTCAACGTACAGTTCCGCATCTCTGAGGGACAGTACGAGAACCGTCGTGTGTTTAGCTACGTCCCGCTGTATGCGGCAAACGATGCATGGAAAGCAGCCGCTTTCTTCAAGTCGTTGGGCTACGATGTAAAGGCTGGTAACTTCAAGGTACCAGTAACCGGTGAAATCCTTGGTAAGGGTATCGGTGTCCGCGTCAAGGTAGGTTCAGACCTCAACGGCGCACCACGCAATGAAGTCTCAGGCTTCGATGCTCCGACTACGGCTAGCGATGTATTGTCCTCGCTGGGCGCAACTGCAGTCGGTCAGGAAACCTGGTAACCGTATAGCCAGGGCAGGGGTGCGACTGCATAACGCACACTAGCCCCAATTGGATAGTCCATCCTCCCCTCCTCCCGTATTACTCATGGACTGCTGAGTTCGATTCTCAGCTGGGGCACCACAAAAATCAACAGGAGGATATAGAAAGGAGGAGAATGAAAACAGCAGACTTTTTAACCGCCATCTTTGGTGATGCAACTGGCATTGCAACCATGGTTGTTAGGGGAGCCAGCACTGGCGACCTGACTGACCAGAAGTTCTTTGAGTACCCGGAGCAGAAGCACGAGATGGTCGAGCTTGCGAACAAGTATGCGATGGAAGACGTTTACTTCTCACCTATTCTATTCAATGCTCCTCGTCGCATCAAGGAGAACGCCAAGACTGTTCACGTAATCTACGCTGATGCAGACTCATGCCAGCCTGAGAACTTCATGCTCCAGCCTTCTATCTCTGTGCAAACCTCAGAGGGACGCTGGCACACCTATTGGATGCTTGATGGTGAAGTTGAGCCACACGAGGCCGCACTGCTGTCTAAGAAGATTGCTTACGCACACCAACACCAAGGCTGTGACAAGTCCGGATGGAATACCACTAAGCTACTACGCATCCCCAACACTCGCAACCTAAAGCGTGAAGAGGGCTGGGCCATTGAGGCAACAAGCACCGGTGAAGTATATACATTTGAACAGATTGAGCAGGTCTACGGCGACGTAGAAGTAGAGCCGATTCGTGAGTTATCACTGGCCCCTATGCCTGCTGGGTTTCCTCCTATCCTTGAGGTACTGGAGAAACTAAACCACAACCCTCAGGTTGTTGGCCTTTACATGGAGAGTCCAGGGCACAATGCTGACCTGTCACGCCTGCTGTGGAAGCTGGAGCTTGAGCTGTTCCGCGAAGGCCTAACTGCTGAAGAAGTGTTTGTAGTAGCCCGCCACGCCAAGTGTAACAAGTACCACAGCCCTGACCGCCCTAAGCGAATGGATGCCGATGGGGACTTGTGGCGTGAGGTTCAGCGAGCCGAGTCTAGCTTCAACCAAGAGGTTGACGACTACATGCCAGAACCTATTACATCTGACACTCCCTCTGCAAAGTTTGCAAAGGTAGAGGTGTCGCTACTTACGCCTGAAGAACGTGATGTGGTAAGCCTTAATCCTACCTTCATCGACCAATACGTCAGGTGGGCCGGCTCCAAGACTGACGGTGCTGTAAGCTATCAGATTGCCAGCGCGTTTACCGCACTGTCTGCAGTATTCTCAGATTGGGGATACGCTGTGCCAAGGTACGGCAAGATGGGGCTCAACCTTTGGTTCATGGTGCTTGGTGAAACTACGCTAACCCGTAAGTCCACCAGCCGACAGCTGATGCTTAGGCTAATCAGGAACTATGAAAAGTTTGGTGGCTACCAGATTGATATCGGTTCCGATGCAACGCCTGAAGGTGTGACTGCAATCCTTGCTGAGCGTGACAAGAAGACCAGCCTGCTTCACAGAGACGAGGTGCAGGGCATGTTCAAGGACTTCATGAACAAGACCTACATGGCCTCAGCTGCTGAGCGATTCACCGAGCTATATGACGGGCAGGTTCCTGTGGTGATTCGTTCCTCTAAGGACAAGCGACAGAGTGAACGTGCTGAGACTAACTTCATCATGTACTTGATGGGTATCACCAGCAAGGTTGCCGACGTTTTAACAACCGAGTACTTCCGTTCCGGATTCTTGGCTAGGTTTATCTACGTAACTGCTGATGCACCTGAGAGAAGTCGTGAGTTAGAGGACATTCAGCAAGCAGATGAGTATGAGGTTGTTGTTAAGGATGCAGTTTTAGACAGCATGGTAAAGGGT